CAAAACTGTAAATATACCAAAATTGGTTATTTATGATCCAGAGACTAAGACCCCAACTGATAATCTAGATTTGAGAAAGTATAGGACCTTGTGTACTTGTAAGAAAACACACCAATCTGTTGGTCCTATATTTAAAAACGAGAATGGTGATACAATAGTTATGGAGACATATACTAGTTGTCCAATAAACTCAATAGCTGCCATTTCTCGTTTAGTTTCTGAACTTCGACCAGATCCGTTGATGTTGGAGGATTACGTAAAGTTCTTGAAAAATGACTTCTTTCCGTTTGTACAGTATAGAATGAATCAACTTCCTGATGAAATGTTTCAATTAGAAGATTTCGAGGAATTCTTAAAGGAAGTTGATCCCTCAAAAAGAGATAAATATCGAGCTGGATACAATAGATATTTTGAGGGACCAATTGAGGAAAAAGAGCGTTATGGAACTTGGTTTCCGAAAACAGGAGAGACTTCTCCTAATACACAGAGTAACATAAATAATAAGGGAAGGTTGAGTAGACCTAGACCTATATGGGATCCACCAGCTGTGTATTTATGCTTAACCTGGTACGCTCGATTATTCAATAAAATATTGAAGAAGATTTTTCCTTGGATTGTGCATGGCGTAAATATCGACGAACTTGAGGCTAAATTAAACGAAAATTTGCCTGTCTTAGATACTATTTTGGTATCTACAGATAAAACTAGTCATGATGGAAATCAACACCCTGAATTGATTGAAAATGTTGACCATCCGTTTAATTCGATGTTCGCTGATAGAATGCGACGAGTTTCACAACCTATACCCATTGACATCATGGATATGATGATAAATGAACTTTATAATCCAGTGATGAAAGGTTTTGCTTATTACCGGGAAAATGGTAAACGTTATAGGTTGTTTGAATTATGGAGCAAAGTGGTAGCTTCAGGCCATCCCACCCTCACTTTCACGGGTCATTGTGAAAGGGGATGTGCTGAATTTGCCTATGTTATGCATAGGGCAGGTTATAAGAATATTGAATTGAATTTTACACCAAATAACCTGTTTGGCTTTGTCATTTCTGGTGACGATAGTGGATTAGCAATAAATAGTGACATGTATGCAAGATACAAGAAAGCGTTGCTAGAAGTCGCCTCAATGACAAATAAGGGAGTTCATGGTCTGGGACAATGTTTGAAGATGATAGAGGAAAATGATCAAAACTTTTTATCATTTTTATCCAAACATTGTTTCAATGTCAATGAGAAATGGCATTGTTATAGACAACTACATAAAATCCTGTTAGGGCAGAATATAACAGACCAATTCAAAGGATATGGTGATCGTCATGATTTAAAGATTGCCTTTGATATGAATACCCTTTCTCTTTCGACAGCTGGTATTGAAATGCCAATAATTCAAGAACTTGCCAGCTGGAGAGCAAAATATATGAACCTTGATTCATTGAAAAAGTACTCCAAATATGCTACCCAAAAGAACTGGTATAAAGCATATTGTAATTACAAGGCTCATAAAACTGATCTCGATTATTTCCAAATTGAACAAGGATTCTACAAGATGTGGAAATATTACTATGACTTGGATCCATTTGAGATTGATGCAACAAGAGCTAGTTTTTTAGAACTCCAAACGAATCATGTGAGTAATATGAATGTGGAGATGGAATTACCCATCTTCAATAAACTAGCGAAATTCCTAGGAGCAAGTGCAAGTGTTCCAAGGAAGAATATAGAGAACTGTATAGCACCAGAAAAGATCAAAATGAAGGCTACTAATTCTGAACCAGTTATTGTTGATCTTCATCTGAGGAGATGGCAGAATAAAGCCATGAATATTGACGAACCAGCTTATGGCTTTAATATTGAAAAACACCTACAAATAGATCCTAACCTTCATCTAGAATTATCAATCATACTTTATGATGAAGAGGATTGGCCAGAACGGATCTATTATATTTTAGATGAGTCTGGTGCTAAGGTTGGGAAGGTTCGTGTTAATTACAAACATGAACCTATTGAATTTGTTTGGTTCGGCCATTAAATTGGCTGAGCCTGAATATAATATTTGGTGGGCAACAGGTTATCCAGGGCTTCACAACCCCTCCCATGTGATGTGATTATTTGATTAGGTGTGTGACGGGGTCACAGATAGGAGGCAGTA